GGGACACGTAATAGCAGATTGCACAAAATTTTCTTCCCCAACGCACCAATTTTTGTGCAAAATGTCAATAGACACAAAATATAGTGCCCACGCCCCATAGGGTAGGGGAGTATAGCAATTTTTGCAATGTATAAAGCAATATATACAATTTAGTATGTGGTATACTATATATAATCCATTAAGACGAAGGGAGGCTATAGCATGAAGAAAGAAATCACGATTAAAATCATTTTAACCGATGATAATATTGCTCTTGATGGTGAGAACCTGCAAGAACTGACCGAGAATGATATTATTGATAGTATTAAAATGCTTATCAGTCTTAACAAGACTTTAAGTATTTTACAGGAAGGAGATTCCGCAAATGGTAATGCGTAAATTCATCATTGAGATACACCCGGATGGTACGTTGACGTGCTGCGAGTATGAGGACCCAAAGGACGCGGCCAACGCCACATATAATCGTGCATGGTTGGAAGGTTATCGGCAAGCGCTTATTCATTGCGATGACGAACTAAGTAACCTTACAGTATTTAAGGGCTCTTGTTTGTCGGCTGATCTTGAGTACCAGGGGGCTGTCAAAGTACGTGAGCACATGCGTAATTTCTATCAAAAGTTGTACAATAAGTACATACAATAAGTCGAAACGGCCCTCCGGGCCGTCCACCGGGGCCGCCCGCCCGGTGTTGATGAGACAGGGCACATATTGAAAGGAGTTTTGTATTATGTCCGAAGCAATGATGAAGTCCGAAAACACTGGTGCTATGTTGGTATCCGATGTGATGAACACCGGCGTGGGGTATACCGACATGAATCTTTCTGACCGCTCTGCCGCGATTGCATTCTACAATGCCACGAGCAACCCTGCCAACAAGCTGAGGGAGCATGTCAACGAGGTTCTGTCGCTGGTTCATGTTTCCGTGGAGTGCGTCGAGGTCAGCAAGGATGACGTTCCCGAGGACAAAACGATTGCCCCGCGTGTTGTCCTCATTACCGAGGATGGGCAATCCTACGTATGTGTTTCCGTCGGTGTGTACCAGTCTCTGAAACGTATGTTTACTTTGCTTGGAACCCCTGACACATGGACGGAGCCGGTGCAGATTAAGCCTGTTTTGATCAGCACCAAAAAAGGTCAGGTTCTGTCTTTGAATCTGGTTTAATTTAACCTAAGGCCGCCGCACATGCGGCGGCCCTATTTGTTATAGGAGGCCCCATGAAAAGTAAAGATAACAGAGTATCCTTGCTGAATTGCGACGACTCCATGATATATCTTGCATCTGCCATTGTATACAGTGGAGTCACTAACAAAGATGTCAATTTTTTCCGTTCTGAATGGGCCAAAATTATTTTTAACGGCCTCGGCATTGAAGCAGACCCCCTCGACTGGTATTATATGATTATGAATAGAAAGGAGCAGATGAAGCATGGCAGTAGGCGCAGCTAAAGCAAGCGCAACCCTCAAATACAGCTCCGAGCTGTACACCCCTTATGCCTTGGAGTTTTGGCCCGATAACCAAATGCGCAAAGAGTATTCCCGACTTCGCGACATTGCGCAGAAACGTATTAAGCGCTTATCAAAAGACCCTATCAGCGGCACAAGCGACGTTTATAAGGAATTCGCCGTAGGTTTCCCGACCCTAAAGGCAATGCGGGGAGACCGTAAAGCATTGGAGCAGGCCCTTGCGGATGTAGCGCGCTTTGTTCGTTCCAAGGGTTCCACCGTTGGCGGTGCGCGTGCCGAATTCGAACAAAAAATGAAAGTTGGCGGCATTGACATTGCCGACGTGCCCGAAGATCAATACACGGCCCTGTTGGAATGGTGGGAGACCGTGAAGGCATCGGGCGTGTATTATTATCCGTCCGATCAGCCGGTCATGTACTGGCGCGAGAAGGGCGGCTACAACGTCAGTATTGACGATTTTGTACAGTGGCAGCAAGGTGAGGTTAACTATGGCAAAGAATGGGACTACAGCGACGGCAGCAGTTCCGCCGACCTGCGCGGAGGTTTTGGCGGAGGCTTGTAATTACAACCCGGTCCCTTGGCTCATGGAGCATATGGACAGGAAGCACACCAAAGGCAAAAAGCGCAAAACGAACAAGAAGCGTTTGTATGTAGCTATGCCGTGCGCGTTTGATATTGAAACAAGCCGCGTGTGTGTTGACGCCGACGACAACCCTCACACCATTATGTATATTTGGCAATGTCAACTAGGTTTGGATATTACCATTATCGGCAGGACGTGGGATGAGTGGTTAAATTTTACAGGTGCGATCAGCGATTACTTGCAGGCCAACAGTGGCCCGCACGGCGATTGGTATTTATGTATGTACGTCCATAATCTTGCCCATGAATTCCAATATCTGTCGGGCGTTTTGGATTTTGGCCCGGGCGATGTGTTTGCCAGCAAGCCCCGCCGGGTCTTAAAATGTGACAACCGCGCTATTGAATATCGGTGCAGTATGAGACACAGCAACTTGTCCCTTGATGCTTGGGGCAAGCAGCTGGGTGCACCTCATGCCAAATTAACAGGCGCTCTTGATTATTCAAAAGTGCGGTATCCATGGACTCCCCTGACATCTACAGAATTAGCGTACTGTATCAATGACGTTCGGTGTATTGTAGAGTGCCTGTTAATTGAGATGAAGCGAGACGGTGACGATCTCTATACTCTACCATTAACGCGAACCGGATACGTCAGACGAATGGCCCGAGAAGCAATGTATGAATGGGGCATTAAAAAGGTTAAGCGCCTCTTGCCGTCGTGGGAATTGTACCAGATGCTGCGGGAGGCCTTCCGAGGTGGCGACACTCACGCCAATCGGTATTATGTCGGGCTCCATCTGGAAAACGTCGGTTCTGAGGATATGTCTAGCGCATATCCCGGGGCACAATGTGAATGTTATTTTCCTATGACTCCATTTAGGCAGGAGCCAGCCACCGTCGGGCGGCTTATGCAATGTATGAGACACGGCAAGGCGTGCTTGATGCGCCTACAAGTAAAAGGTTTGCGCCAGCGGTTTAAGTGGTGGGGGTTCCCCTATATTCCGCTCGCAAAAGTTCGGCACTGTGAAGGATACATAAACGACAACGGCCGTTTGTTGTCTGCTGAACATTTCGAGATTACAATAACAGACATCGACTTTAGAATCATTGCGAAAGAGTATGATTGGGATGCCCTTAACGTTCTGGACCTGTACACGTCCGATTATGGCAAATTGCCTAAACCGTTGACAGATTGCGTCAAAGAATCCTACACGGGCAAAACATCCCTTAAAGGTGTAGCCGGTCAAGATTTGTATTATGTTAAGTCCAAGGGCGATCTGAATAGCTATTATGGTATGACCGCACAAGACCCCCTGCAGCTGGACACACTTTTTGACGAGGACGACCCCGACAATCTCTGGAGCGAATGTACCGACGACCCTGAGGGCAGTTATAACGATCACCGCCCACACTTGTTCCTACCGTACCAATGGGGCGTGTGGACGACTGCCCATACTCGCAAGCGCCTAAAAATAGCGCAATGGGCCGCGGGCAAGAATGGCGTGTACTGCGATACAGACAGTGTAAAATACATGGGCAATATTGATTTGTCGGACTTTAACAAAGCAGTGAAACAACTTGCAAAAGATAACGGTGCTTGTGCCACCGACCCAAAAGGCAACACTCATTATATGGGCGTATACGAGCAGGAGCGCAGCTATGCGGAGTTTATGACGTGGGGCGCAAAAAAATACGCAACTACCTATAAAAAAGGCGGGCCGATCACTACCACTATAGCAGGAGTCAGCAAGCGGAAGGGCGGTTTGGAGCTGGCCCTGTGGGGCGGTTTCGAGGTGTTTAAGCCCGGGTTTACGTTTTGTCTTGCGGCAGGAAATCAGGTTATTTATAATGACCGCCCAAATGTGCCCGATTTTGTGGTTGATGGGCATACGGTCCACATTACGAGAAACCTGTGTATTTGTGATAATACCTATACGTTGGGCATCACTGACGAGTACGCAAAGATACTAGGGTACAAGATTATGGAGGTTATCTGATGATTAAACTGTACACCGATGAAGGGTGGCCAAATTTTTCTGAGAAGGACGGAATTCTGTCCACTGGTGCATCTATTATTTTTATATGGGGCGGGCGTGGTACCGGCAAGACCTACGGAGCATTAAAGCACGTACACCAGACCGAGGAGGAATTTCTGTATCTGCGCCGCACGCCGCAGCAAGCGGAACTTATTTGCGCGTCGCCTAGTATGTGGCCATGGTCTCCATTGAACGACGATTTGCAAACACATTATGCCCCGTTTAAAATACCTAAAATAGCGGGACTGTATGAAGTAGGCAACGCAGGGGCCTACACTGATACAGGGTCTCCCATAAAACCGGCCCAAATGGCCGGAGTTGTGGGGAGCGTCGTAACTCTTGCCCGAACCCGTGGTTTTTCAAGTCCCCACACCAATATAATCATCTTGGATGAATATCAGAAAGAAGAATCCGACTATTACCGGCGCGGTGAGGGCGTGGGCCTTGCTAACATTTATGAAACGGTAAACCGTAACCGCGAATTAAAGGGGCAAAAGCCCCTGACGCTGTTGTGCATGTCAAACGCTGTTGGCATGGCGAACCCCTATTATATGCAATGGGAGATCACCGACACAGTAGAAAAGATGATCGGCAAGAAAGAGCGCTGCAAGCTGTTGGCCGATAAGGGCATTTTGCTGATTGATCTTGTCGATAGTCCTATTGCAAAAGAGAAAGCAAATACGGCCCTCTATAGGTCCATGAGCGGCACAGACTTTTATAGATCAGCTATTGAGAACCAGTATAGCGCCGAAGAAAAGAGTTTGGTGGTGTCCCGGCCCCTGCGTGAATATTACCCACTTGTACAGATTGGCCGGTGTTGCATCTATGAGCACAAGAGCAAACCCCTTTACTATGTATGTCGCCACAGGTCGGGCGAGATGCCCACGTATGGAACCGGCGACTATGAGCGGAAACGGTTCAGGGCCGCATATGGGTATATTTGGCCCGCGTACTTGCAGCGGCAACTTGAATTTGAGCGCTACTCGGATGAAATTTTCTTCCGTGAGTATTGCGGCACTTGACTTTTTACACAGCTAATGTATAATAAAGATAATCCCCGGTGCCCACAGGCAGCCCCCAGAAGGGGCGGGCAGGCGTCAGCCAGCGCAAGAACCGGGGATTTACTTATATCTGTATGGGAGGTGATGTTATATGAACGTTTACGCAGTGCTGGCCGTTCTGGTGTTCATCGGCATGGATGTTGTCAGTGGTATGGTTAAAGCCTTTTCTACCACTGGTTTTGATTCCAGCGTGATGCGACAGGGGTTTTACCACAAATTCGGTGAAGTTCTGGCCGTGGGGTTGCTCGCTGCCACTGATTTCTATCTTCCCTTTGTAGGCGTTAATGTTAATGTGTCTTTCTCGGCCATCGGTTGCACCTATTTTGTTTTGATGGAAATTGGCAGCATTATTGAGAATATCGGAGCGATCAATCCTGAATTGGTGGGGCCTCTTACTAAAATTTTTGCAAAACTCAAGGGGGATTGACCATGGGTTGTTATATCATTTTCGCCCAGTCTATCGCAAACGAGCGCGCGTTTTTGCTGTCTGATTTGTGCGCCCGTTTGAGCATACCCTATTATAGTGACTGGGCTAACGGTGACCATACGCGGCAGTGTTGCGCAGTGGGCCCGGTCACCAAAGGAGACAAGGACCTTGTCGTTAAGTGTTTGGCACATGACATGTACGTTGTAATGGAGGCGACCAAAGTTGAAAATCAGTGAAAAGGCGGCCCTCGCTATGGCCGGATACACCAAAGCAGAAATCGAAGCTATGGAGAAGCCCGCACCGCAGCCCGCACCGCAGCCCGCACCGCAGCCCGCACCGCAGCCCGCACCGCAGCCCGCACCGCAGCCCGCACCGCAGCCCGCACCGCAGCCCGCACCGCAGCCCGCACCGCAGTACGATGGCCTCGAAACCCTGTTGCAGCAGCTTTTGCAGGGTCAGCAGACTACTGCACAGGCAATGCAGACTATGACGCAGACGTTGCAGGCGAACGCGCTGGGCCTTGGCATCCAGCAGCAGCCGACGGCAGACGCCAACACGGTGACGGCCCGAATTATCGACCCGACTTATGGAACGGAGGTGAAGTGAGATGCCCATGGGTATGGATTTTGCGGACATTGCCGCAATTTTGACGGAGATTAATAAGCTTGCCACTGGCCAGACGCCGACGTCGCCCATCGTGGACACGTCTAGCTTTGTGTCTGTTGCGCAGGCCACGTTGCTGACCGGCCCCGACAATTACACCAAAGCAATCAGCCAGGTGTTGGGCCGTACCATTTTTGCCGTCCGCCCCTACGATGCACCATTGAAGCGCTTGCAGGTCACGGGCGACGACTGGTCGAACCATGTGCGGAAGATCAATTTCTGCGACAGCGACCCCGTCACCGATAAGGCGTGGGCGCTGGAGGACGGCAAGAGCGTGGACATGTACGAAGTCCACAAGCCCAAAGTCCTCCAGACAAACTACTACGGCCAGACCAATTACAGCCGCGTGTACACGCAGGCTGATACCCAGATGGAGGCAGCATTTAGGGGCCCCGAGGAACTGGCGCAGTTCTGGTCGTCCTTCGTGCTTCACCTGTCGAACCAGATCGAGGCTGACCGGCGCAACCTTGCCAACAACCTAATGGCGAACCATCTGACCGGCATGACGGTGACCAGCCCCAACAGCGTTGTGTATCTGCTCGACGAGTACAACGTTCAGCAGGGCACCCAACTGAAGGTGCAGGACGTTTACAAAGAAGCGAATTTCCCGGGTTTTGCAAAGTACGCCTATGGCCGTATCAACGACATTTCCCGCCTTATGAAAGAGCGGTCTACCAACTGGCATCAGAATTGGGTGATCGACGGCACGACGTGCAACATCATGCGACACACTCCGTATGATCGTCAGCACCTCTATCTGTACAGCGGCACGCAGAGCCAGATCGACGCCCGCGTGATTCCCGAGGTATTCCACGATAATATGCTGAAGTACCGCGACGCCGAACAGGTCACGTTCTGGCAGAACATCGACGAGCGCGAGACCATTTCCGCAACGCCTGTCGTGACCACTGCCGCCGGTGTGGCATCCAAGAATGAAGCGGTGCAGCTGTCGAATGTTTTCGGGTGTCTGCTGGACTGGGATGCCATCGGCTACACTCCGAAGCTGTCTCGTGTGGTCCCGACCCCCATGAACGCCCGCGGCCTGTACACTAACTTCTGGTATCACTACGGGTGGTCGTGGTACGATGACTTCACCGAGAACTCCGTTCTGTTCCTGATGACCTCCGGCGACGTCACCGCCCCGAGCTCTTCCCGTGCGGCGAAAGCCTCCACCCTGAAAACCACCACGTACAAGGACGCGGACCCCTCTAAGTCCTGACAAGCACCGGCGGGCGTCGCCCGCCGGTTATTTTATAGGAGGTGCAAAATGCAAGCTACCTTTTATCAGTTCGCAAAGCGCACCAATAGCACAAAGCTGCCCAGCGGTGGGCAAGGGTTCGGAATCGACCTTAAGGCCCCCTGCAATATCATTGACCCCGAGATCAAAATTGCAACACAGAGTGACCCCACCGGGTTCAATTATTGTTACCTTCCCACGTTCAGCCGGTATTACTGGGTGAAGAACTGGACATATTCGGACGGGCTTTGGAATGCGTCGCTGACTGTTGACACTCTTGCTAGCTACCGGGAACAGATCGGCAATAGTACGGAGTATGTCACAAGATCGTCGGCGCAGTATGATGGTACAATTTCAGATGGACTTTACCCGGCATCGGCTAAAGTGCAAAGTGTAACAACCGCTTTTCAAGGTGGCTTTGCGGAAACAATTAGCGGGGGATTCTTTGTTATTGGGTTTATAGCTAAAGCCGCAAACTCCATTGGGGCTATTACATATGCAGTAATGACCCCTACAAATGCCAAAAAACTATCTGCAAAATTGCTGACTAATGTGTCATACCTTAGTATTGACAATTCAGAAATTAGCGACAATTTAACAAAGGTCCTTTTTAATCCATATCAATATATCGTCAGTTGCAACTATTATCCATTTAACATTGCAGAAATCACCGCGCATTTGCCGCTTGTTTCTAGTGTCGATGTGGGGTGGTGGTCGGTGGACGTCCCGTGCTGGATTTTGGGAGAAGATAATAACAAATTAACAAAATCGGTGAGCGTGAGTATCCCGAAGCACCCTCAAGCGGCAAGCCGCGGAGGGTATTGTAATGCCTCCCCCTACACGGACTACACTATCTTCTTGCAGCCCTTTGGAGTGATACCTCTTGATGCATCTAAACTGTGGGGCGCCACAACATTATCTATACAATATGTGACTGACCTTTTTACCGGCGACAGTATTTTACGTATATTCACCAACGCGAATCAGTTAGTACACGAAACGACAGCAAAATTAGGTGTTTCTATTCAACTATCTAATATTACTTTTGGCATCCCCTCAGGTAACAATGGACTGCTTCAAACCGGTATTGCTGCTGCGTTTGGAGGTCTACAGGCCGCGTTATCCGGTGGTTCTATTTCAGACGTCGGAAATGGTATTTTAAATGCTGCACAGGCAACTAATGCAGATGTAGCGAGCAAGGGCGCTACGGGGTCCACAATAGCTTTTGATACAATCCCTTATATAGTTGCCCGGTTTAAAATTCTTGTGGACGACAACAATGAGGACCACGGCAGGCCCCTTTGCAAGCGCGTCCAACTGTTCAGTATTCCGGGGTTCATTATGGTAGATGACCCCGACATCGCATTAACCGCGACTGCCGCCGAGATTGACAGCGTTAAAAGCTATATGAAAAATGGATTCTTTTTAGAGTAGGAGGCGTAAATTATGGCAGTATATAAACAGTGTATTACTGATGTATCACCGATCAGAGTCACCGCCGGGTATCCGGCATACTCTGACGGTAGCCCCCACCGGGGAATTGACACAGTCCACGGAGATCATAAAGCCTATGCGCCCGAGTCTGGCGTTGTGGTCGTGGCTCAGCACTGGAATGGCAGCACCTCGGGCGATCAGTCGTGGGGCAACATGATTAAAGTACGGATGGCCGACGGCACGACATGGCGGGCCGCGCACTTTGCCTCACAAATTTGGAACGTGGGCGACACGATCTCCAAGGGGCAGTTTATCGGCACACAGGGACAAACCGGCTACGTCACGGGCATTCACACGCACTGGGAGTATGCCGATGCAGCTGGAAACCTGAGGGACCCGTCCAGCATTATCAGAATCCCGAATCAGGTCGGCACATGGGACGTAGAGTGGGACTCGGGCGGAGGCCCTAACCCGGATCCCGGGCCGGGTCCCGGGCCGGGTCCCGGGCCGGGTCCCGGCCCGGGACCTACTGGCAAATTGCCGGTATGGTTGCTGTTTAAGATGGCGAAGGGAGGTCATCTGTTGTGAGTGCTCCCTATAGTTACGAACAAATTAACGCACATGTGTCTCCGGTGACTCCCTCCGTGATGCACACCAAGGGTAATAGCTTATCCTATTATTTCCGCAAGTATCTGTTTCTTGAGGCCGTGTCTATGGTCCGATGGACACTCCCCGACACCTGGCCCTGTAACCGCTTGCAGTATCTTGTTTTCGGTTCTGGCGGTGTAACGGTGTTCAACACTGACCGATACGGCCTCGTATATGACCGAATGGGACTTACCGGCATTAACATTTTTTACAATCCCACACACTCTATCATTGCTAACCCCTTTATTAAAGGGTCTCCATATTTGCAGATCGGGAAACAATGCGAGATCATCAATTTGCAGCCCGATTACCGTGGAATAGTTGATATTGTGGCCTACTATGGGGATATGATGGCCCTTGCCGCCCAGACCATCCAGAGCAATTTAATCAATAGCCGCCTTGCCTACGTGTTTGCGGCAGGCAACAAAGCGGGTGCGGAATCTTTCAAAAAGATGTTCGACGAGATCATGCAGGGCGACCCCGCCGTTTTTGTTGATTCTTCTTTGCTCAAAGCGCCCAAGAATGGGGCGGCCGGGCAAGCCCCATGGATGTATTTTGCAACAGACCTCAAAGGGAACTTCATCACCAACGAACTGCTAACCGCTCTTAAAACCATTAAAGCACTATTTGACACCGAGGTCGGTATTCCGAATACCAATACCAGCAAAAAAGAGAGGATGTTGACCGACGAAGTCAATTCTAACAACGTTGAAACAGCCGCTAAGGCGTCGCTCTGGTTGGACAGCTTACAGCGTGGGTGCGAACGGGTTCAAAAACTGTTTGGAATTGATAAGTCTATTTTGTGGGTCGATTGGAGGTTCCCGCCCGATACTAATACGCAGGAGGTGAACAACGATGCACGCAACCTTGAGCTTTAACGGGTTGTTGGCAGGATACCCGGAGCTGTTCGATGACTTGAAAGTCCCCGTCAGTGTATCTAAAGAAACTGCCTGCAATCAATTACTGTTTGATACAATGGAATTAGAGGTTCTATATGCGGACGGCCCCACGATGCGTCGGGCGCTGGGCGTCTATTCTGAAACCATGCTTCCGAGCTGGACCCGGTACGCTGACGCGCTGGGCCTTGAATACGACGCGCTGTCGTCCGATGACCGAACCAGAACCACCGACCATACAGGAAACAGCGGCGGCACGATCAACCGAACAATCGGCGTGAAGGGGACAACTACCCGAGCGCCTAACCTGACCACCACCGGCCAGAATAACGGCAGTGACAGCACCACCCGGGACGTCACGGGGTTCGACAGTGGGACATTGCAAACCGCGGAGAGGAGCACGACGGCCCTAGGTACTGGGAACACCATTACCAGCAGCGGCACCGACACAACCACCACCGATCAGACAACCTCCGATAACAACACCTCGGAGTTGCACGACGGCTATAACAACACCGTGACCGAGAAGGGCCGGGCAGGACGGGACCCGCAAGACCTTATTTCCAAAGAGTTGACCCTTGCAATGGAAAATGCCGTTCATAAAATCGTCACGGACATCCGGGCAAACTTTTGTTTGCTGGTATATTAAGGAGATGCAATAAAATGGGTATCATCAATCCTATTCACAAAGCACCCTACACCAATTTCCACGATCTCAATCTGGATTGGATTATCGAGGTACTGAACGAGTTCAACACAAAATTGACGAACTTCGTCAGTCTGGCCACGATCAAATACGCGAACCCCATTCAGTGGGACATCACGAGCCAGTATGAGGCTAACACGGTTGTAGTGGATAGCATCGGCAACGCATACCTTTCCGTACAGCCGGTGCCGTCCGGTGTTTCTCTTGATCGCACCGAATACTGGACAAAAATCGGTAACTTTGATGAGCTGTGGTCCAATGTGAAAAAAGCGATTACACCCATAGACGAAGGGCACAGTGCAACCGCAACAGCCGCAAGAGCCATTGACGATCTTGTTTGGGTCAACGGATTGCTGGTGCGCATCACTGCCGCAATGAAGGCGGGTGACGCCTACGTACCCGGCTCTAACTGCGTGAGCAGCTCTACCAATGAGGTGCTACATTACCTGCTTACTACATTTAATGAGGTGCTACATTACCTGCTTACTGCATTTAATGAGCGCTTGACCGCCGAGCAGACGGCCAGAGAGAACGCAGACAACGACCTTCAGACGGCTATTGACACCGAAAAGCAGGCCAGAGAGAACGCAGACAACGACCTTCAGACGGCTATTGACACAGAGAAAACGGCCAGAGAGAACGCCGACACGCAGCTCCAGACAGCTATTGGTGCGGAGCAGACGGCCCGGGAGAACGCAGACAACGGCCTCCAGAACAGCATTGAACAGTTACAGCAGGATGCTAAACAAGTCCTTGACTACGCTAACGTTAAAAGCTATGGTGCGAAGGGCGACGGTACTACAGATGATACTATTGCGTTCTCAACTGCCATTGCATCTGGCAAAGATCTTTTTATTCCTGATGGCGAGTACATTATTACGGGTGCAATTAACATCGGATCGCCGCTCATGACCAGCGGCGCTATTGTGGTAGCGTCCGGCGTGATGTTGACGATTGGTGAACCTGTGGCCCCCTGCACCCTGCACTTCCGCCAGAAAAACGGCGGCAAGTTCCTGATCAGAGCAGGAGAGACAATCGCCGACTGGTATATTGATACCAGTATTGCAGATGTTTTCCGCGGGGGCTCGATTCAGACTTTTGCAGGTGTAATTAAATTTCCTACTTCCGGTAGCTGGCATATTGAAAATGGAAAACCTGCGGTCGATACCATTTATAAAATTGAGGCCCCTGTACGAGTTGATGAACACACGTCCTATGACTTTTGCAATAATACTGTTGGATTCGGCCCTAATGGTGTTATCAATATAACGGGCGACAGCCCCGCATCTCATGTGGAGAGACTGTCGGTGCGCAATGCTACTTTTGTAGCAACCGAAGAAAGTGTACAGGAATTTTTCGTCGTACAGTACGCAGAGCGCGTCACTATTGATAATATACATTGTATAGGTGGCCGACGCGTGGCACGCTATATTAACACGATCAACGCCTATACAAAAAATGTCGTTCACGACACTTTTTATACATCGGCTAACCCATATTCGTCGTTCCTTCTGGATGAATCCAGCGGGGGAGCCTCTGGAATTAGTGGCAATGCGTCCATCAGATTCTATAACTGTATCAGTAGCTTTAACAATCTGACGGGCGACAATCAACAATTTAATCTGTACAACTCCGATGACATACGCGACGTCTACATTGATAGATGCGAGTGCTCGCATGCTCAAACAGCAATACAGATTTTTACTAAAAGTGGCGGTAACCCGGTATGGAATATCTGGATTACTGGTTATATCGCAGACCAGTGTAACCGCGGACTGTATGTCAACAATGCAGGAGAAAGCCAGATTACTGTTGAAGGTTGCTATTTCAATGCCCGTGATCGTATGGTGGAATTCCAGCATTCGTCGGGCGTCGTAAGCAACTGCCAATTTATCGGTACACAATCTTGCGTCGGAGTTCAGCTGACTAATGCGAGAGGTTGCATTATTGATAATTGCCAATTTATCAATGTAGATCAGTGTATTGTTGCGTTGCAGTCTGCCGCATGTCAGATTACAAAAAACGTAGTTCAGCGCACTACAAAATTCACAGAGACAGCCGCTTTTTCTTTCATTAACGGCAGTGTCGATAACAGAGTATTTTTTAATTCGATTATCCCTCTTGCACCCGCACAATTCTACACAGCCGGGATGCACTTTGATTCAGCGGGTCAGCGCAACATCATAGGATGCAACGTTGTAGCAGGTCTCGAACTATCTAACCAGGAAAGCGACTTGCAGAAAATGGCCACAACTAACGTGTAATTATATTGTATCTTGTGCCCACTCCCCTACCCTATGGGGCGTGGGCACTATATTTTGTGTCTATTGACATTTTGCACAAAAATTGGTGCGTTGGGGAAGAAAATTTTGTGCAATCTGCTATTACGTGTCCC